GTGAGTATCATTAAGTTTATCATAAGTACCATACTTATCTAAAAGAAAGATGTCATAATTGTATTGAGTTAATGGCCACTCAGTTTGAATGTTAATTATATTATTTGATGATAAGATTAACCAATCAAGATTAGAATCTCCATACACTTTGAACGCTACATTGTCAGGTCTATCATCTCCTTCAATCTTCCACTTAGTAAACACAGATAGATCTTGGAATATATCTTCTCTAAGTTTACCTTTTTTGAATAGATTTTTTACTGAGATGTAATCTGATATGTTAGCATCAGGAAGTCTGCTAACATAATCAAGATTAGGAACTTTACTAAAGTAATTTGACATTTTAGAATCCTATCTCTGCTGGAACAGTTGGGGCGCTGTTACTTCCATTTTGTTCGTAGTCATCATTAAATACAGGTTCAAGTTCTTTTAACTGCATCGCTATCTTGTATGCAGTCATGAAACCATCTGTTAATGTAGAATAATTTTGTTGAGGTGTGTAATCAACCGCGAAGTTTGTCATTGCACACTCCTTCATCTTTCCTATGTATGGGTGATCATTTGTCCCATCACCATTAAGAACATAATGAACTTGAAATACATTTGGAGATAGTAAGAATAGATTTGATTCAGATCTAATAGGTGACATTCCCTGTTTAAAGAATCTAATAATCTTCACAACTTCTTCTGCTTCTTTCTTACTTCTGGGGATAAGATCAAAAGTAAATTGAAATCCTCTAAGGGTTGGTTTATCAAATAATAACTCAAGGTTAGGGTTAAAGATCATACCTGTTGTTCTAGTCATGAGTCCTTGAACTCCGACTGCTTTACCGGCAAAGACTTCACCTATAGCTTTTTTAACTACTTCGTTATTAGTGCCGATTCTCCCTACGACTGCTTGTATTGCTTCAGCAGTACTCTCCTCACTAACTCCTGTTATTCCTCTGGCTATTCCAGCCAATTGAATATCAAGTTCGTTCATGGTTTTACCCGCCCAATCAGCACCATTCTCATCCTTGATGCCACCTGGTATTGGTAAACTTACTGATCCGAGTATGGTTCTGCCACTTTTTGTATCATTAGGACCTAATCTTTCACGACCACCAAAACCAAATCCCGTCCCATCTGGACCACTTCCAATTTTTTTAGGTTTATACTCTAAAAGAGTAAACTTCATAAAGTCTTGAGACTGGTTTCTATCTACTGGATAACTGAAGTCTCCAAAAGATCCAGGACCTTTTCTTGTTTTAGAGTTTGCTTGAGCTACATCGCTATTTGCTAAGTCATCAAAACTACTGTTAAGATCACCTATTCCCTGTTGTGCTGCTTGCGCTGCAGCATCTTCTTCAGATTGATTCGGGTCTGCTGTATTTCCGTCAAAATTTGGATCAAGTATTTGTTTCGCTATCAGTCTTGCGTTTATAGGACCTACTCCGTTATCTATAACTGCCTCTACAACAGTTTCCTCTACTTGTTTTTTTAATTGTTTTTGAGCGGCATCAGATAAAAATAATTTTCTTTCTTCCTCTGTTAATTCGGAATCAAACCCACCTGACGCAACAGTATTAGTAGGAACAAAGTCCTCTCCCTTTTCTATTGTTCCAATTTCTACGTTTTTATCTAATGCGATAATATTTAATGGACCAGGGTATCTTCTAAACACAGTGGTTTTTTTCGTCTCAGAGTCAGTTTTTGTCCAGAACTGAGCTCCATCATTTTTTATTTGTGGTAATTTAAAGTTCCTTTCTGAACCGCCGTATGTCGCCATTACACAGTATACTTTTAGTTATTTAGCACGAACTTTGCATATTGCACTGAGTTTAAATCATCAAGTTCATCTCTTTGCACCAGATAAACTTGACCTGATACTTCCTCCCAGGTATACTGTCTATACTTTCTCCAGTGAAAGTTAAATCCACGAAATCCCCATTGAAATAGTTCTGTTACTAGAACTAAGGGGTGTTGATCATATCTTATTCTAGGAGTCTTTGCTTGATATAGAAATGTGCAGAGAGTTCCAGGTTCAGGGACAGGAGTGACAGTATCATTGAGAGCATCCATGATCATGAGCATCTGATCCTCAGTGTCCATGGTCTCATTCAATTTTGTGAGTATGGGTTCTATGCGATTCATTTGACCCCGAGTTCTTTCTCTGTGATTACTTTAAATGTAATTCGTCTGTCCTCACAAAACTCAACAGCAGCTTTCCATTTTGCTTGGTTTACTGCGTAAGTTTTACACTCACGTATCAGTGTTTTCTTTTGCTTTTTGCCTGTTGTTGGTGGTAAAGTTTCACGATAGGGTTTCACTTCTATCACATAAGTTTTGATTGCACCCGTGCTTTCTTTTACTTTAATAATGAAGTCTGGAAAATACTTATGCACTTTCCTATCAACAGGAGAGACATATGGTATGTAAAATTCCTCACTTCCCCACTCAAGAATATTCTCATTTAGGTCACAGTAACGACAAAACTTTCTTTCCCAACTACTACGGCATATGATATTCTCAGCGTTGCCCTTGTATTTCCTTGGGTGTGAAGGTCTGTATTTACTTTTTATACTTTCTCCCATACATAGTATATAAGGTAAGAACTATTTATAGATGCCTAGCGTAAAATCTATAGACGACATAAAATCGTCACTATTAAGACCATCACTGACATCACATTTCTACGTAGAGTTTGCTCTGCCTGGAGTTGATGGAAGCACGTCTGAGTTCAATAAAAAACTTCAGTCAAATGGTATTAGTTTTAGCACCACTCAAGAGACTTTAAATTTACTCTGTGCTGAAGCATCTCTACCAGGATCCAGTCTTGCCCTATTAGAGATTAATAATGATAGAAGTGGAGTTACTGAGAGACATGCTCATAGAAAGTTTTTTGATGATAGAATAGACTTTACTTTCTACGTTGATGTAGAGAATTATCTACCGATCATCTTTTTTGAAAGTTGGATTGACTTTTCTAGTGGTGCTGGAACCGGTCAGGGGAATACTCTTCCTAGCAAGAATTATTACTATAGAATGAATTATGCAGATGATTACACTGCTGACCAGGGACTCAAAGTCTATAAATTTGAAAGAGACTATGGCAAAGGAAAGGCAATCGGACAAGCGTATCCTAAGTGGAGTCCAACAGGTCAATACCTAGAGTATCAATTTTATAGATCATTTCCTATTGCAATTAACTCAATGCCAGTCTCTTACGAGGCAGCAAATCTTCTCAAATGCACAGTGTCAATGAATTATATTCGTTATACTGTTCAGAGAAGTGGATCAAGTGCAACGTCCATTACATCTCCAGCAGCATCTCCAGTTGAAAGGGCTCAGTCTGCTATTAATTATCAAGAGTATTATAATAATTTTGGAGACAATAAGCAAAACGCTACTAACAGTGCAGACTTCTTTGACGGATCTAACACTGGTCCTTTTGGTCTAGGAGTTGCATAACCCCACTAAATAATCACACTGAAAAATTCTATAGGATATCATGCCTTTACCTAAGATTGCTACACCAACGTATGAACTTGAGTTGCCATCAACAGGAGAAACAATTCAATTTAGACCTTTTCTTGTAAAAGAAGAAAAGATTCTTGTCATTGCCCTTGAGAGTGAAGACACCAAACAGATCACAAATGCTATCAAAGGTGTCATTAAAAACTGTATTAAGACAAAAGGTATCAAAGTAGAACAACTTCCTACATTTGATATTGAATATCTCTTCCTTAATATCCGTGGTAAGTCTGTTGGTGAGGAGATTGAAGTCAATGTTATTTGTCCTGATGACGGAGAGACTGAGGTTCCTGTAAAAATTAATATCGATGATATTAAGGTACAGAAAAATGATGATCATGATAATAAAATCAAGATTGGTGATGACTTGATGATGGTCATGAAGTATCCCTCTCTGGATCAATTTATTAAAAATAATTTTGATTTTGAAGATAAAAATGCAATGGATCAATCATTTGAATTGATTGCATCGTGCATTGATTCTATCTGTAGTGAGGAGGAGGTCTGGGCAGCAGGAGATTGTACTAAGAAAGAAATCAATGAGTTCCTTGAGTCTATGAATTCTTCTCAATTTAAGGGTATTGAGAAGTTCTTTGAGACAATGCCAAAGTTATCGCATACGATTCCTGTCACCAACCCTGCGACCAAGGTCAAGAGTGATGTTGTACTTGAGGGATTAGCATCTTTTTTCGCGTAGGTATGGTTCATATGAATCTTGAATCATACTTAAGATTAAATTTTTCCTTGATTCAGTACCATAAATATTCATTGACAGAAATAGAAAATATGATACCATGGGAGCGTGATATCTACGTCGCTTTATTACAACAACATCTTGAAGAAGAAAAGTTAAAGCATCAACAAGCGAATGGCATCTAGGACTAGCACCGATCCAATAGAAATACTCTTAGAGATGGGTGTAGACCTAGATGACCTGTCTGAGCAGGATTATCTTGGTGCTTTGATGGAAGCAGTGGCAACCATCGAGTTTCAGACCAAAGGAAAGGGTGATGCTCGTAGTGCTGTGCTTAGAAAAGAAATTATAGAAGTAAGAAAGAAAAGAAAAGCAACAGACCCTAAATTTAAAGCAAGAAAGACAAAGATATCTGCAGACACGTTTAAAAAAGGATCTGCTGCAGGTGTTAAAATCGCACCAAAGGCATTACCGACTAATGCGATAGTCCCTTATCAGGCACCCGGAGCAGAAGAAGAGGGTGAAGAAAAGAAAAAAAGAAAGAGAAAACCAAAAGAAAAAAATCTTCTTGCAGAAATTGCTGCGTCGGTCACCAACATTGCTGATACACTGAAGAAACAATATAATTTAAAGAAGAAAGAGGGTGAGTTTGATAGAAAGAAAGCACAGAGAGATAGAAGAAAACTTGCTAAGGAAAATCTAAAAA